GAACTGTCTCTCCATGAAGTTGTCGAACTTCGTGCTCTCGATCGTCGCCAGTGCTTGCGCGCCGAGCTTCGTTTGCAGCTCCAGCCCCTTCTCGTATGCTCTGAGAGCTGCCGGTCGGAGCGATCGGGGAAAAAAACCGATCAGCTCCCGATTGAGTGCGTCGGCGGCGTCCTCGATCGCGTCGCCGTTCATCGCGCTGGCGAACTCTTCAAAATCGCAGCCGAGAGCGCAGTGAATTACCTGGCACAATGTGACCGGGTTGTCGGTAATGCGTTGCAGCGTGGTTTTCTTCGGCTTTTGTTTCTTCTTGCCGGACTGCGAGTCCTGGTAGCGGGCGATTTCTTCTTCGGCGACGGACCATAGATCGACGGCGGAGCCGTCCTCGAATGCGACGGACTGTTTGATGCGTTCGACTGTGAAAACATCGAGCGAGAGCTCTCGCGTTTTTCCCGATGCGTCGGTGAATTGTGCCATGGGTGACTCCTGAAAGATCGTGAGGGGATGACCGGTTTATTTTTTTGGGTTTTGCTTGCGAGTCTTCTTCAGTGGTGTGACTGCAGCATCGTTATTTTCGACGATGCCGGCCGGGTCGCTTAGATATGCCGGGTCGGTCGGGTTTGTTGGGTTGATCGGGGTTACTTCATCGCATGCCAAGCGGAGTTGATCGACTTGAACGGTCACCAGTTGAGACGGCTTGAAACTGGCGGTCGATTTGAGGAAGTGCGCGCGGGCTGCGCCGGGTGTCGATGGTTTTGATTCTTTGGCCATGAAAGTGACTCCTGTGAATGAACCGGCGTCGAAGATCGACGCCGGTGTTGTGGATGGATGGATTACGCTGAAACGGTGACAGTGCTCGGCGCGTTGGCGGATGGTCCGGGTTTTGCGACGATTTTCAGTTTCGAAACGCCTTTGACGTCGTAGCCTTCACCAGCTTCGTGAAGCAGCAAGTCGGGCAGTCGGCGATACTTGGTTCCCACGGTGGCAATTGGTCCATCGGCGACGGCGAACTCGATCGGCGTATCGGCTTCAAACGCGGCTTTGAGCGCGTCGAGATCCGCCATGTCGGTATTGTCGTCGTTCTGAAATGCCTCAAACTCCAGTGAGCGGGCCGTCAGAATGGTCTGTTCCCAGACCTCGCCGTTCGAGTCGTCGCCGGTGACATCCTCCGTAGTCTTTGTGAGACCGACGGCGAGCGTGTCGCGGGTGGTGATCTGTACCCACGTCGGCGACTCGTAAGTCGCGCTGTTGTAGTACAGTTTGGCTTTTCGACCGAGTAGTCGTTTCATGGTTGTCGTTCCTTCTTAATTGTTGATCGTTGCGAGTAGTCCGCCGTAGTACGGAACGGCATCGTTCGCGGTTGGTCCCATCACAGGGAACTTTCTCATTCGAGCTCTGACTCGACGGCCTTTTCTGGTTTTGATCGTCACGATGCCGCCTTCTTCGAATGCCGACGCGGTGTTTTCACCTTCGAAGACTGCCGGGCCGATCACGACGGAATTCGTTCTCTGATCGATCGCGTAAAACAGGCCGCGCCGGTATTTGCTGGAGCTGGGGTTCGGCGAGCGGGGCGGGCTTCCCGGTTGCGGAATCCAGTTCTTCGTTTGTTTCTTGATCTTGCGTCGTGCGATCAGTCGCGTGCGTGCTCCGGCGATTCGAAAGAGTCGATCTCTCTTTCGCTCCCAAGCGCGTAAGACTGGCGACGGTTTGAAATACGACGTCACGCGGAGTTTGATCATTTATTCAATCTCCTGAAACGTGACCGAAATCACTGATGTGTATTGTCGATGCTCTTTCAGATGGTCGGGCAGAAACAGGGGATCGTGAGCGATTGCGTCAACGTCCATCCCGTCGGGCGGTTCGTAATCGGGGGATGCGAAGTAGTCGCGGAGCTCGTCGGCGAAATCGGCGACGGGGTCGACGACTGTGTTCGGGATCTCGGCGTCGTTTAAGTGGCTGAACTTGTACAGAATCCCGATATCAACAGCGATCAAACGACTCCAGGCGGTCTCGTCGTTTCGCTCCTGGCTGATTGAGCGGGGCACAATCAGGATCGTCAACGTGTTCGCGTCGCTGATTTTGATCTGTGGTGAATATCCGCGCCGAATCACGTCGGGCGTCAACGTCCATTCAGCATCAGCGATCTGAGTTTTGACGAAATCGGCGAGCGTTTTCGGGCTCATGTTGCGGCCCTCGTCTCGACGTGTGTTGTGTGAACGCGGAATTCGCTTTGATCGGTTCCGGTGAACCGGGCTTCGGGCTCGCCATTGATCGGAACGACTTCGAAGACTTCGACCGTGTCGCCGTTGTCGATTTCTATGTGGTGTCCGGCTTGCGGTTCGAAATAGGCTCCAAGCGACGTCACCAGTTCGGCGACGGCGATTTTGAAGTCGGGATTTCGTGAGACGACGTTGAATCTCTCTTCGGTGTCCATCCGAAACGCCGTCGCTCCCTGGCGAGCGCGAACCGCGATCGTCTCGTCGGGTGTGACGTAGTTGACCGAGAAGCCTTTCACATTGCGCAGCGTCGTTTTCGCGGCTCGAATGGCCGTTTCAAAGGGGCTTCGTGATGTGAGACGTCCGGTCATGTGTTGTCGTCGAGGGATTTGAAACGGAGCCCGTCGAAGTCGATCCGGAGTGAGAAATCGACCGTCAACGGGCTCCGGGGGGGTGCTTACTGAACGACGGAGATTTCCGCGGCGGCGGCGGACGCATCGACCGCGCCGTCGGTGGTGACGGCGAGCCAGATGTAACGCGGAACGTCTCCGGGTGGCCGATAACGATATTCGGCGGCGACGTCTCCCGCTCCGCCGGCTCCGGTCTGCGTGATTGCAGCCGTTACCAGAGTGACTGGGGACGATTTGTCGTCGGACGCAGAACCGAGAATGTCATAGATCGCGGTTTTCGTGTCGGGGAGCTGGGCAGTCGTCAGCGCGGGGGCTTCGACGAGAACGTCGAGCTCGGATGTGAACAGCTCTTTCGGGCGGTTGCCGAGATCGAGAACGGCGGAAGCGACCGTTCCGGCGGCGGCGGGGAGTGCGATCGTCTCGTCGAGTTTCGCATCTTTGCGAGTCCTCGCGGATGGGTGTCGGGTTGCCATGATTCGAAATTCCTTTGAGAGAATGCGGGCGGGGTCGGGAGTGTGCCGCGCTGGTGTAAGTCACTACCGATCGAAATCAGAGCAATGGAAACCAGCGCGGCGGCGGTTGGGTTGTTCAAGACGTCGCCCAATTACACGACGGCGTAGTCGGTTTCTCCGTCGATGATGGCATCGGTTACCATCAACGGGATACCGTGGGCTTCGGTGGGCATTGGCGGAGAAGGCAAGAGCGCTGTGATGCGACTCTTTCGCAGTTCTTCGCGTTGGGTCTTGTTCAGCCAAAACTGTGTTGGTGGCTGATTCGTTGGGAACTTATTGATCAATTTCATCGCGACTTCGTCGGAGAAGCCTTTTCCGCTTTGCGTCGTGAGTTGCGTTGCGCGGGCGATGTGCTTTTTGTTGTCGACCTTCATTCCCAAGTGGGCAGTGAGCTGGCCGGTGTAGGCTTTCAACGGTTTGTTGTTTTCGCCGAGAACGGTTTCCTCGATGATGTCGGGGCTTCCGAGATCACCGGCCCCACCTAACAGAAACGAGATGTTGTCTCCGTTTCTGCGGACGGCGAAGACACTCGATAACTCTTCGGCGGTGGTGCCGGTTCCGACGACGGTCATTCCGTCCAAGTCGTAAACCTGAATCATCCCAGCGAAGCCGATCGCGGACGCGGCGGTGCCGTACCAGAACTGACTGCCAGCGGTCTCGAACGCGCTGGTGAGCATGTTGTCGGCTTCCTGCGCAATCAATTGCTCGGCGGTGCCGTATTCGCCGGAGTCGGCGATCATCTTGTCGACTTCCCAACGGGCGTCGAGGATGTGACAGCCGAACGCGCGCGGGGCGTAGGTCGACTTTTTGCCATCGACGCCGTCGTTCGCGTTCCGAAACGCGACGGTCCCGCGTTCGAGAAGAACCAATTGTTTATATGTGATCCCATTGATTGGCATCATCGGAAACTGAGTCACTTCCGGAAATGCGGAGACGGTTTCGTCGATCAGTCGCGCAAGTCCTCCGCCTGCGTTGATCGCGGCGATATCGACCAGCGTTGGCCGATCGGAGATCCATTGTTGCGAGAGCGAGTCGCGGGGGGCGGCGAGCGTGTATTTCTCTTGCCATTGTGCGAGCTCGACTGGTGACAGGTATTTCATCGTTCATCTTCCTTGATTGTGGTGAATGGTGGCCGATGGTGGCCGATCGCTTCGAGGTGTGGCCGATCGCTCGGCGGTGTCTTTCCTCAATTACTTCTTGCCGGGGAGCTTGATCGATTCCGCGAACGTGCGCGGGATCGCATGTTTCGGCGCGGTCGGGCCGTCGCCGTCGGGGTTGCCTTCTTCAGAGAATTGCGCGGGCGTGTCTTCGCCGTGATGCAATCCTTTCAGTTTTTCAGTGAGCTGCGAAATTGTTGCATCGCGTTCGCTGAGAGTCTTGGTCAAGTGCTGCGAGTGCAGCTCCATTGCCTGCGAATAGGTTTTGTTTTCGGAGAACCATTTCGAGCCGTTTTCGGCTCCGAACGTCTTGGTGAACTTGGCAAGCTCAACCGTCACCAGCGAACGCGCGTCGGCGCTGAGCTGGGTTTCGACGTTGGCCGATCCTGTTTCCGGAGTCGCTTCCGG